TATTTACTGGCGATATGGCGCAGTAAATATTGGTAAAACACAATTCGCCCGCTGGCTATGTGTTCACCTAGGTGCTATTGTTATTGGTGGTCAACACAAACATATTTTAGCACAAGTCCAAAATCAAAAAGCACCTATATATATAATATTATTGTCCTATGGGACAACGATGGTATCGTATGCCGCCATAGAACAAATAAAGGATGGATTATTCTCTACAGCATTTGGATGCGATAATAATAAAATGGAAATACGCGATGCGCCACATTTACTTATCATTGGTAATGAACCACCTGATAAAGAAAATATTTTTTTCCACCCTACAAAATATGATGTTAAGGAAATAACATAATACAACACGGAGAACTACGCCGAATAATCAGCAACACTGGCGGCATAATCCAAAAACGTGCGGTGGCGCGTTTTTGAATTAACCCCCATCTTATGCTGGTTACGCCCACTTCGGGGCGCAACTAAAATTATCCGACCGCTTCGCGACCGTCCTCTTCGCGCTCCCCCGCCTTCGGCGGTAATCTATAAATACAATATATATGTACCTTTAATTAAGGTAGACATATATCTAAAGATCTTTAAAAGTTGATACAAATTTGCCCGATATTAACATCTTAGTAGCATCATTACCAGTGAGACTAACAGCACTGTTAACGCCTATTTGGCAAGTATGAAATAATATAAATTCATTTTTCTGTCCAGTGGCGCTATTGTGACGACCAATAGAACCCTGTGGAAAATATAACTTACTACCTATATCATGACGCATGTTCATTGTTTTTAAACATCCATTGGCAGTAAGATTTGAAACGGAAGCGTTTCCTGGGTCAGTTCCAGCAGCAGTAAAACCAGTAGACTGATTATTTACAGTGAACGGCGGGACCATAGTAAAGGATTTATCACTAATCACTTTATATTTACGACTATTTGACTTATAAGTCATTAATTCGATGGGGCCGAAATCATTATCATCTATTCCGGTATGCTGACCAGTTTCATCAACGAAGGCGTCAGACATAGGGTTGACTGCTTCTGTACTAAATTTTGATGCTCTTGGTTGAATCCTAATTACACGAACAAAGTATGGTGCTGCCGCTAAAGTGCTATAATCATTTGCCGCCAGTCCAGTTGTTTCTACGTAATCCCTAGCAAGAATAAACGAGCTTTGAGCGAACGAAGGGGAAACATAATTACCTTCTATTGCTTGAGTTCTTCTAAATACATTATTATCAGCAACGTCAGATGCTCTATTCATATTTAATTCAGTTAAATATTGATACGCGTTATTGTCGTCCCGACCATACGGTAATCTTGTGCCGTCAGAGTTTTTATCTTCTAAAGTAGCAAAACCCAATACCCCGATGCCTTTCACATCGGAACGGGCACGATATAATCCCTTACCAGTGAGTACATCTTTACACTCAAAATATTTACTTTCCGCCATCGAATTAACAGTTTTTTTAACAATCTGTTTAGTTTGTTTAACTTCTTTCTTATTAAGACCAGTTCCACTCGACGATTTTGAGTTTGAAGTTTTTTTCTTACCGCTTTTTTTACCACTACCAGAGATACTGCCAGAACCTTTAAGAGAAAACTTTGCCATTCTATATAGTTAGCAAACATTTTATTTCCTAAATATAGAATGCGTTTATTTTTTAAAAAAAATAATATTGGAATACTGTACATGAAAGTTCCAGATAGTTCCAATAGTTCTACGGGGAATGGTAATACTAAACATTCCCCTAACACCAAGACAAAACAAATATCACCTGCTAAACGGTGGTGTTTTACTTTAAATAATTATACTGACGATGAAATTAGTTCCATAGTTCCAGTATTTAACGAACGATGTCGTTTAGGACTTTTTTCAAAAGAAGTAGGCGATAGTGGAACTCCACACCTACAAGGATATTTAGAATTTAAGACCAAATTACGACCTAATAGTCTCGGTCTTACTAATAAAATTCATTGGGAAAAAGCAAAAGGCAACAAAAAACAAAACATCGCCTATATTACTAAAGACGAAGATTGTTTTTGGTCCATAGGTTTTCCTAAACCACCGACAACCATTAAACAAGAAGATTTCTATCCCTGGCAAGCAGATCTAGTAGAAATATTTAAAAAACCTTGTGATTGGAACTGTCGTACTATTTACTGGCGATATGGCGCAGTAAATATTGGTAAAACACAATTCGCCCGCTGGCTATGTGTTCACCTAGGTGCTATTGTTATTGGTGGTCAACACAAACATATTTTAGCACAAGTCCAAAA